TGTGCTTTAGTTTTAACAACTAATTTAGGTTCTAATTTTAATCTAAATGCACCTGGAGCATTTTCATTATTAAATCCTTGAGCATTATCAAGCAATGATGTATCAATAGAATTATTAACTACACTTTCTACTACCTCAAAGCCAACTGATAATTCATGAGCATTGGCAGTATATTTAGATACAATTATATCTTGTGGGGCGACAGATATAAAATGCCCTTTTTGGAATATTATACCATCATTAATTTTAAACATATATGAGTTGCCGATTGCACTATGAGTAGAATTAGCTACAGTAACATTAGCTATAGGATCATTATTAGCATACAAAACCTGAAGTACTTCATTATTGGCAAATTTCTTTTCACCACCAGTGCCAGTATTTCGATATTTTATATAAAGAGTATTTAAATCAGGTGTTTGTGACTCAAAACCAGATGATTCATTTATAATAGTCGCGGTTAAATTAGATGCTGCAGATACTAACACCTGGTTAGCATAGTTGGATACTATAGTGTTTTGTCCATCAGCTTGTAAATCATTTATTTTAATATAATCAATACCTTTGTCAAAATTAAATGTACAACCCTTTACAATAGTACCGTCAATTAAAATATTAGCACCAAATTTTTCTATTTGATCTTGCAATATTGTTTGTAATTGGGTAAGTTCCCTTGCTTGTACAGCTACGCCCGGTCTAAATAAAACTTTATGAAAATTTTTAGTTTGATCGAAATCTTCATAATACGGACTAATGTTTAAATCTGTTTGTATTGGCATCTTTTATCCTTTAAAACTCGATAATAAGTTTAATTGTCTCACTTTGAGTATTTGATCTGGATACAGGGATAATATTCTCAACATATAATATTTCTCCTGATCCTGATATTAAGTCTGGAATTGTCACTGCTGATAAACTGGCTACCGCACCAGATGATATTCCTTCAAATGTATTTAGGTCATCTACATCAGATACATTTACTATCCCTAATTGGTTAGTTACTGATATACTTGTTGTATTTACAGAAAATAAATCAGCATTAGCAACTAAAGCGGTATTTGGACTTTGTGTAACCACTTCATCTATAATAAAGCCACCGAAAGCACTACCACTACCAGTAGTAATTACATTAGCAGTATACTTATGTCGTTGATCAAAAACCGTAGTTGGTTGCATTGTTGATGTTACCTCACCTGTATTATTAGAAACAGACCCCCTAACTGTCTCTGCTGTCTGAAAAAATCCTATGGCATCAGTCAATGATATTTGGCTTGAATTTGATCCTGTGATTACACCAGTTGCATTAGACGTATCACCAGATAAAGTTTCACCTACAGTAACAACTCCAACGGATGATGTTATATCAATAACTACATTTGCAAATCTAGGATCTTTTATTATAGAAATTTGTCTAAAATCATTTTCAGTAGATAAAATACCATTTTCTGTATTTGCTTGTGTTGTGGTTATACAAACATAATGGCCGTCTAATTCTTTAACAATGTCAGATCCATGACCATATTTAGGACTTATTATAGGCCTAATTGAGGCACTATTAGCGGTTATAGAAGTATTTGTTGCAACATTTACTATACCAGTATTTCCAATAACTGTTGCATTAGCCCATGTATAATTAGTGCCCACATTAACAATATGTATATTACTTACTGTATTAGTTGTTGTATTCACCAATGCTCTTGCTAATGTTCCAGTTCCATCACCAGTCACAGAGACAGATGGAGATATAACAAATGTAGACGTTAAATCAGGTATAACATCAAAAGGCTGATTCACTACAATTCTTCGTGTATTTCCAGAAACTATATATTCACTTACAGTTCTTAATTGCCCAATTCCTACACCTGAACTTATATAAAGTGCGGAACCTTTATAAAAATCAGTATTAGATGATAATACATCAGAACTACTTTCAATTGCAAATATTAAATTGTTACCGCCAATAGAAGCTTGGGATATAGCACCGTTTGCTCTAGCATTATATTTTTCACCTCCGGTATTAACAATTATTGTTTGTATTGATCCTGGTGTTGCATTTCCAGTAACATTATTGTCAGGAATAATGGGTATGTATTCGTCAGTAGCAAATTTATCCCAATTAGCGGTTGATATTGTATATAGATATTTCCATTGATATCCATCAACCGTCTTAACATAAATTGAATCATTAGCTGATGTTTCTGATAATAAAGGTGCAGATAAAGAGATTGAATCATTATTATTGTCTAAACACACAAATACATTATATTCAGAACTTTCCTCATTAACAACAAAAAACTGCTCACCACTTAATTCCTTTTTATCATCATACATTGTATATTTGGTGTTTGCTGTCCAATTATATCTATGAGCCATTGATTTAATATCTGCAGCGGTAATTTGTTTACCTCCAATTAAATTTCTATATATTTGAAAATGGCTATTACTCAATGCATCATGTGGTGTATCTGGAATAGAATCATCTACAAATGGTGTATGTTTACCATAACCAACATATAATATTGTATTTGCTGGTTCGTCTATAGCTTCAATAAATTGTTTTGCGCTATGTATATTAAAATCTTTACGTATTATTTTTGCCATATGATTAACCTATTGTCACACTACTATTAGCTACAGATAATTGTAACCCAACTGCTTCTTGAACTTTTATTACTTCGCCAAATAACTTTGTACCTGAGACGTGAAGAATATCTTTTAGTACTTTAGAATATTTATCTAACGATAATCCGGACTGAATTACATATGACAATTCCTGATAATAAAAATTATCGTGTAATTTTGAACTATCACTTAAAAAACTTTGCTTTGTTCTCCAACGTCCTGTACCAACACCATAATGCAATACATTAGCTGTGCCGGTAATAACAAAATTAGAATTTCCAGATAGAGTAAGATCTCCACCATTGATATATCCAAATCCACTATCAATTACTTCAACCCCTGTAGCAACTCCATTAGCTGTTTGTGCTGCTGCACCTATTATAGCATTGTCGCCCATTCTTTTAGAATTCTCATCAGTTATAACTGATAATATATCTGCTGTTGCTCCACTATTAACACCAGTAATTCCAAAACTATTTTCAAATGAGGTATTAAATGATGTTCTTTTCATTGCAATATGAGTACCATTTGAACTTTTAACTATACCTTTTGCATTAAATATATTATTTATTGATGTGTTAGATGATACATTAGCCGTTGCATTACTATTCAATCCAGATACTGAATTAGTAGAAGTAAACGTACCGTTAGTATTTGCAATATTAATTACAGTAGAATTTGCAAATGAAATTATACCTGTTGCATTAGATGTTGATTGTATAATACCTTCACCAGTATTGAATGATCCTGTAAGATCAAGTATATTCATTGATATACCGGCTTGCTGTATAGTTTGTGTTATTGCTTCGCCAACAGCAAAACCGCCTGATACATTATCTAATTCTAATATTAAATCTCTTCTATTAAATCCTGCTATATATGGATTAAATGCAAATGTAAGTGGAGCTAAATTATAATTTTCACCTGGGTTAATACCACTTAATGAATTTATAGATCCTATTACAAATGTATTTGATGATAACATATTATCTAGTATAGTATTAAGATCGCCGTGTCTATCTTTTGGAAATCCATATCCATAATCAAAATTAGGATTTATATTAGCTCCTGTACCACCAGATGTTATTACTGTTGATACACCATTTGAATAATATCCACCACCAGGAATAGTTACTGTTATAGTATTAATAGTCCCATTAGCAAATGTTTGCACATTAGCTGCAGCATTAGTCGATGCAGCACCTCCTGAAAATGTTACTGTATCAGAATTACTATAACCAGAACCACCATCATTAACAGTAATTGAATCTAAAAAACCTATACCTGAATTACTAGCATCTAATTTAACATCTAAATATGCTTGATTAGCTATATTAATATCTTTTATAAAATCAGTATAAAGAGATATTGTTTCTGTATTGCCTATGGTGCCAACATTAAAGTCCGCTCCTTGACCAGATCCAGCTGAAATAATATTCGCTATACTATTTGAACTATCTCCAACAACGAATGCATTATTAGTTGTATAAAAAGATAAATTATTTGCCGCTATGCCAAGGTATGTTGTATTTGAATTTACTAGATTGCCTGTAATGTGTGTATTAGTAGTTATATCAATAACTGCATTTACAGTTGATACACCTTCTAAATATAAATCAGACGAATCACTAAAGCTACCTGTATTTACTATAATTATTAATGATCCTGATGCACCATTAGCAGAAGTGCTTGCAACTATTCCATTTGCTACAATACCACCAGATGAATTTGCACCATTAATATAATTTCCTATCTCTATATTATTTGATATATCTGAGCCACTTAAATATGTCACTGTCTGATTAGGTTGTCTTATTGTTTCAAATCTAAAAAAATTTGTTATGTTTGGATCACTATTTGTGTGGTTATTATATTCAATAGTAGCAGAACTTACACCAGTATTTGTAGCATCAGTGAGTGTATAACCACTTCCTCCATCGATAGCTGATTGAGCAAATGTTAAAGAAGCTAACTCAAAAAGAACTCTTCCGGTTGCATTCTCAATAGATATCACTCTAGCTTTACCACCTTTACCTTCTGATGAGATTATATCAAATGTATCACCAATTTCAAAATCCTGACCACCATTTGTTAAGTCAATATTTGTTAATGATCCAGTAACAACCGGACAATCGGCAGTATCTCCATCACTTGTTATTAATTCATTTAATAAAAATAAGCCTCTAACATTAGATAATGTTAATACAATTATCTCTTTACCACTAATTAATCTGGTTGATATTGATTCAACAAAAGCTTTACTATTACTAGATGATCCTACAATTTCTTTTCCTAGAAATGTTAATACTTTATCTGTGTAAGATGTTTCTAAATATTGTGGTTTAAAATAATCAGAGTCTGATGCTCTAAATATTGATTTGCTTGGATACTTAACTTGTATCTCTTCATCAAATAATAATCTAAACAATAATTTAAAGGATCTTGGTGACCCTTTAGATGTGTATAAATCCTTGATGTGTTTGACTAAAAATTTGGTATCTACCTTTGTATTGAGTGGCAGATTTTGCAAATATGTATTTTTAAAATGTATTAAAAAATCATCAACAGTGTTATCTATATCTCTATTTTGTGATAATAATCTATTTACATTTATTGTTTCATTATTACTTTCTAAAAATTTAAAATATTCAGTAACAAATGCAACAAAAGGTTTTGCTTCAGACTGATATATTTCCGGAAATTGTTCCGATATAAAATTAGATATATTTAAATTACCATCCATTATACACGCTCTTGTGATACATTGATTGTTATATCTTCTCCGTTTAATTGAAGAATAGTATTTTGGTTTGTTACTATATCGGAACCTGATATTCTAGCTTTTAATTTTATTGAATCACCTAAGTAACTATCTACAATTAATCCATCGATAGTAACAATACCATTATTATAATCTACTGTTCCAATATTGCTATTTAAAACCTGGTATATCCCATTAGCATTAGTCACTATATTTAAAAAACCTACAGAGTTGTCAATTATAAATGCACTAATAGAGTCATATGTAAAACTTGAACTCTCTATCGCAGGTAAATGCGTACTAATGCTAGTATTAGAACCCAATATACCGTCTACAATTAAACTATTGTGGAAATGATAAGAAGATGAGAAAGAAGAATTAATTGTAGGTATAACCTTTTTAAAAGGATGAATAGTGGTTTTATTACTTAATATATTAGGATTTGATTCATCAATAGTTGACGTGAATTTTGATTTTCTTAGAGGCTTATCAAATGTATTAATATTAGAATTTGCAAATTTAATCATAGCAGATGAAACTATACTTGTTATCTGAGAAGGTGTAGCATTGGTTGTATTAATATTATAATTAACATCGGTAGATACACTTAAATATGTAAAATCAGGGTTGACAACATCTACATTTATTGCAACTGGTGTTCTTTGTTCTAAAAACGATTTGATCAATGTCTTTTTTGATTCAGGAATTCCGTCTGCATCAGTCAAATCAACAGACAATATAACTCTACCATATTTTGGTGGATTAGCTTCTTCACCACCATATACAGCAATTGATTGTACTTCAGGAAATTCTGTTTGTACAATTATTTTATAATCATTAGGAGTAACAGCTCTATCTTGTATTTGAAATGACTTAGGAGCATTAAATCTTATTGATTCAATAGATTCTATATTTGCACCACCAGTTGATTCTATATTAGTTAAAAGAGATATATTACTATAACCATCTATATTCGTTGTTGTAGTAAATGAGGTTGCTTTATTTGATATTTCTTTTGATGCTACTCTATAATGAACTTCCGCAATATTTCCAGCTATTGGTTTTCTTCCTACTATATTATCACCAAATTGAATTTCCCATTTTTCATTACTTGTTGGTGCTATAAAAAATATATTAGATGTTGCACCCTCACCAAATAAACTTGTTGCTTTTCGCCATGATGTATTTGTTGAAACAGTATTTGATTCCCTGACCGTTAATTCAATACTTCTTGTGTCTATATTTTTATTACTTAATTTGTATTTCTGTGAGTTATTAGCAGAGATTGTATAATATTCGGTTATTTGTCTGCCTTCGTAAAAAGCAACATTGGATGCAATATAGTCTCCTAATTCATCTTGTTTTAAAACATGTGCACTTTCGGTTCTAAATGTAAATGTTCTTCCATCTATAGCAGTGGATATAGGATAATGTTTGGGTATAGTAATAGTAGATGGATTATCATTAGGTATAATAGTAACATCAAGATGCGCTACTGATGATCTTGAACTTCTAGGATTATAATTCAATTCTTTGGCATGTGATATCATAGCGTCTCTAGTAATAGCACTATCTATAAACATTTCACTTGCTAACATATTAGTATAAAAATTATTATAAAAGCTATTATATGCAAGCACATCAATTAATACATTTAAATTTGATCCTTCATAATCTAAGTCTTTAAACGCACCTTCATTTCTTATAAAGGTTTTTAAATTTGCTTTAATTGTATCAAAATCTAAATTTAAAATATCTAAGCTGGAATTTGCTGGCATTATCTTACCCTATCTAATATGAAGTCTAATTGTATTGGTTCTTCTTTATTTATTACATAAAATGTAACTGATACTGAATATTGATTCAGATCGGGATTTGCTGATACGATAACATCAATTAACCCTGCTCTTGGCTCGTAATTTTCTATTGTTGATATTATAGCATTTTGTATTGATTTTTCTGTAAATGGAGTAACATTTTCAAAAAGGTAAGCTCTTAAATCACCACCAAAAGTCGGCTGAAATAATCTTTCGCCTTGGGATGTTTGCAATATATTCATGATGCTTTGTTTAACAGCATTTTCATTTGTATTTTTTAAAATATCTTTTCTGATAGGATGAATAGCAAAATCATTTCTAAAATCACTATATATTTCTCTATTTGATTGTGTAGCCATATTTACCTCTATATCTTATTTATTCACCAAACGGATAATTAGGTTTTAATTCTTTTGCATCTCTTAATTGGCGCTTTAATTCTTTTATTTCGCTCTCAACATCATCTTCATTCGTTAACTCACTTTTTAATCCATTTATTTTTCTAACATATTTTATTCTTCTCTCGTAAGTCTCAATTAATTCTTCTAATGCATTCATTACGTCTGTATCATCTTCTTCAGCTTCTTGCCAAAATTGTCCTTCGCTTTTTATAACTGGAGTAAACACAATAATTGGATTAATAGATAATTGATTTTGTCTAGCTTGTAATTTAGAACTTGATGCTTTATATTGCTTGTAAAGTTTTGTTTTTGTTGTTTGATGTTTTAATGGTAATCCTTCAAACATTCGTTCCGCATCTTCTTTAAATAAGGTTAATTCACCTTGGAGCTTGGCAACTCTTGCATTTTTAGATAAACTAGGTGATTTTTTAACCTCTGGCATACTTGATTCTTTTAAATCACTTATTTCACTCTGTATTGATTTTATTAGCCCATCTTGTTTTTCTTTCCATTTTTCAGTATACTTGCGCCAAAACTCTGGTGCAGCTTCGGGCAAACCTACACCAGGTTTTAAGTAACCTTGGTCAGTCATTCCACTAGTAGCAGGCCCTCTAATACCTGTCATACTCCCATACCAAATAAAGTCACCATTTACTGGACTAATTGATACTGTGAATGTTATTTCATTACCTGCTAATGCATCTCTAACAATATATATTCTTTTAGTAAAAGGTATTTCCTCTTTTTTATCAGCACTTGGAGTAGTAACTACCGGTGCTTTTTTAACAATAATTTTATTTTTTTCAGTTGCATTATTTAAAACAGTAGCAGTAGATTCTTTTTTGACTATTGAAGCTACCTCGCCTTGTTCTGGTTTTATTTTAGTTATTATTTTGACAGAGTCTTTTGGTATAATATCAACTTGAGTTTTTTCTTTAACTGCATCAGTCTCTGGCACAGTGAGAGGTATGCCTTTTATTATATCCTTAAATATTGGCAAACCTGATGCATCTTTGCCAGATTCAACTAAATCTACATTAGGACACAATTTACATATCTCTAAAGTATTAGTGGGATCATTTAATACTCCCATAAGCTTATCTACACTAGTATCAGTTTTGCCTAATGCAGGACTCCATATTTTTTCAAACTCAGCTATTGCTTTTTGTTTTGATGCATTATATTTGCTTAAAATTTCTGTATTACTTACACTAGGAATTTTAATACCAGCTAAATTATTTGTTCCACCAGTTAGTGAATTACTTATACCACCTAATTCACCAATATTTGATCCAAATGCTTTTGACAATTCTCCTGTTAATGACCCGTCACCCGAACCAGATAGAAAGTTTTGAGCCTTTCCAATATCATTACTTAAACCAGATTGTATTGCATTTGTATCTATATTGCCTAAGGCAGCACTAATAGATCCTGATAAATTTGAACCTGCTGCTGCAGCACCATCTATACTACCACCAAGAAATTGGCTTAATTTATCCCCTGCAGATTTTATGCCATCACTCAATTCTTTCCCAAACTCTGGATCATTTAATTTCTTTGATAAATCTTCGAAATCTTTTTGCATATTTTGAGCTACTTCAGATTCAGGCTTTGCTAAATCACTAATCTTACTGTTAATTTCATCCAATGCCCCAGACACCTCACTTTTAATCTTGCCTATATTTGCTGCTATACCTTTTGTAGGGTCATTAATAGCTTCTAATGCTTTATCTGTAGCAAGAGATATAGCTTCCTCTAGTCCTTGTAATTTGCCATCAGGGCCACATGTAATAGGAGGAAGATAATCAGTACCATCACTTTTTTTAGGTGCATTTTGTTCGCCTGCAGTTGTATAATCAACCTTTACTACTGCATATTTTTTTGATAAAAATAAAGTACTACCATTTTGTTCATATGATACGGACCCAAAGTAATTAGATCCATAATTTTTACCTTGAACACTATCAATTACTATAGGTTCTTGGAATAGTGATACAATTTTAGTGTCTTTGACTTCTTGAAATGGCATTTGTGTATCCTAAGGGTTCATGTGTATATTATTGGCGACTTCTGTTAAATCAGCAGCAGCAGTTATATCCATTGTCGAATCTGTTTCAATCGTCATACTATTTGTTGATTTTATAGCCATTGTATTATCTGCAGCAAACCCAATAGTATTAGCAGCACCCACATTAATATTATTAACAACAACTACACTATAATCACCTGTATTCATATGAAAATGATTACCAGTAACTGAAATATTACTATTACCACCTATAGTTGTTTTACTATTTATTCCAACAGACAAGGTGCTATTTTTATTAATTGTTTCTGTATGATTTTCTGTTATACGTATACTATTATTTCCATTTATTTGTGTACTTGAATCTGATACAATTTCTGTAACTTTATTGCCTTGTACTTTTGTTATCATATCACCTTTGACGGTTAGATAATAATCTTTATCTACTTCAGTAATCATATCACCTTGTACATATAATCTAGCATTGCCAGCCACAGTAACATTTAATGATCCTCTTATATAACAATTTTTATTATCAACAACTATTTCATAATCCTTACCATTTATTTTAGTAATACGATTGCCGTCTGGTTGTATTTCTCTAAATGTGCCAGCTGTATGATATTCATGTATTCTTTCTGCATTAGGTGTATCATCAATCTCAAAGGTATGGCCACCTTCTGTAGTATTAACATGATTAAAAGGATACGTAGATTCATTTACATCATCGGGATACTTGTCTCTTTCTTCTCCACCATACCTAGGATTAGGCTCACTCCAAGATGATCTATTATATAATGATCTATCATTTTTATCAGGCATTACAGAAAATACGTGTGGAGCTATTGCTGTAGGAACATCTTCTAATTTGGTTTCTCTTTTAGTAGAAAGCATATTACTACTTTCTGCATCGTCTCGAGATAGTATTGGTATATCCGATTGGTCAATATTAGAAGGATATTTGCCATTAGGATCGTTAAACCCAAGATCAGGATTAGGATAATTAGTCGGATGGCCTGCGATTGTGCCTAAAACAATAGGTTTTTGATTATACCCGGGATCTAAAAACATGCCAATAACCCATGTGCCTTCTACTATTCCTGTTGGAGATCTGCCTATACCAGATACACCAGCTGATGTAATATCTTGTATTACTTGTGCCCATGGCAAAACTGATGTTGGTACATCTGATTTCAATTCACTATGTATTCCTGCAAATCGAACTTTAATTCTACCCATTTGTTCAGGATCATTTCTATCCTCTACAACTCCAATGTATATATTATTGCTTTTTGTAGTGTTTTTCATTATTTAAGCCTTTTTTAAATCCTATTTTTACACAATAAAAAGATGTATCAAATTCTTGTCCGTCTGTAATATGATCAACATCTGTTATTAGCCAATTACCAGAAATTAAATTATCATTTAATTTTGGAATAGTAAATCCATGAACTGTTGGTAAATTTAAACCAATTACTTTTCCAACTGATAAATCTACATTGCCAGGAACTTTAACATTCATTTTTAAATTTTGTGTTAATAAACTATATGATAATCTTCTTGGTATAATACTTTTAGCATATTGATCAAACCGTGTTACATCTGTAATATATGTTGATCTTTCATTAATTTTATAAGCATGCTTTTCTAAAAAACTATCACTATTAGGATTTACCGCAGTTTTATCAGTAGCATATTCATTAATATCATTAAAGTGTGCATGTGCTATATAATCATGGTATGTAATTTGTTTAGATATAATATCTACCTCTTCAACACTAGAGGATAATCCCCCATTATATATTCTGTCTCCAATATTTGATCTTGAATCAATGACATAATTTTTAATATTATAAAATTCTTTTTCCCATTTTTTTGTTACTGATGCTAAGGAAGTTCTAATAGATTCATCATAATTATATGTTGCAATTGGATTATCTCTACCGTCTTTTATAAGTTGTTCAATATTATGAAAATTAAATCCATCTTTATTTCTATAAAACGCATAATAACTTGACGCGCTAGTTTCACTATATGCTCGTCCACATAAATGTTTCATTGTTTCGAATGGTAATAGTCCATTAACAAGATAATCTGCTCGGTTTCCTGTTGGATGATAATTAAAAATAGTATTGTCTACACTTTGCAAAGTATCCTCATAGACATTTAGAGCACTTAATGATATCATATCATTTAAGTATTTGTCTACACTAACTAATGCATTTTCTATATCTTCTAATGTTATACATTGTAACTTATATCTGCTTGTTGTTGATCCAACGGTGGATACAACATTATCTACAGAAGTTATTTGAAACTTATAAGACCTTACACCAACACCACTTGAGTTTAATGTAACATTAATTTGTTCTTCACCTACAATTGGTAATGAATTGATTATATCTAACGCATCAACAATATATATTACACAATTAAATGAAGGCGACATCAATGATTCATTAATCTGTATTGATTCTAATAGTGGAATAAGATTAATTTTTTCATCACCACTAATGATCTCTAATGATTTTAATCCTCCAGAACCTGCTGGACTAAATTCAGTTGCGGCCATCTAATAACCCTTCTAAATTTTCTTCTGCGGTAGATAAATAGGTTTTATCTAATAATAAAATATTTCTATTATTTTCATTTTTTTCATCTTCTGCTGTATATGCATCTACTGCAACCCAATCGCCAACACCTGCATTAGAATATACATAACTATCAGGAGTATACAACATACCATCAGAATCTTTATAATATTCGATAGTATTTTTTGCTATTTCAGTACTACCATATTTTAATTTAATATGCTTATCTAATTCTATACTATTCATTGGCCATTGATAGTAAGGATCAACTATATCATTGGATAAACAAACCAACCAAAAATAATCTGTGCTCCCATAGTAGTGATATGCTATTGATTCAATTGAATCACCTTGTTTTATAGTATATGGCAAATATGCTTTTAAATCATCTTCAATTAGATCTCGAATTTTTACACTTTCAAGTATATTTTTTACAGTATAATTTTTATATACAATATTTTTAAAATATTTAAAATAACTCATTATAATGATCCTTATTATGTTGAAATGTCTGGGAAAGTAAAATCATCTCTTGTAATTATTTCAACTTCACGTAAGGACATTGATACTGCATAGTATACAGGATTGCCTGTGCCTGCATGAAATGCTGCTCCATTAGGTGCTTGATTAATATTTAAAGCTGATATTACACATCTTTTAATTTTATATAAAGAACTTGATGACCCCATAAATGTTATATCTACTTCATCTGGGTATGTTAATAATGAATCTCCCCCACCACTTGTTGTTATACCTTTAGCGGTTGGATGCATATGTTTTTTAAGTTCGTTAAATATTTCTAATAGTTTATCTTCATCTTTTTGATTTGTTGGAGATAAATTCCAGGTAAAATTATGGGTTCTTAAATTCACACCATTAAACAATAATGCAGCATGAGGATTTGGAATATTGCCTTTAGCTAAATCTACTACACCACCCAATTCATTTGATATCCCTCCAACTGCTCTTCTTAATGCAAGACCCACTGCAGCTGTTGTAGAAAGATCACGTGCTCTATCTAATATTTTACCACCTTCAGTGGCAGCCATTGCTAATTTAGAACCACTTGTATTTTGTATATTTTCTATAGCATCACTAAGAGCTAATCCTGCTTGTAACATTTCACCACCAAACGTACCCAGTTCAGCATCTTGATACGATGCGGAATATACTTCATTAAGTTCTTGTGGAATAGGCAATTGAATATTATTAATAATTTTTCCCTCTACATACGATTTGTTTCTATTGTATTTCATAAAAGAAAACATCATTGCATGTGAGCCAATATTAGCTGGATATTGTAATTGTGCAGGTGCACCTGAAGATGCTTTGCTAGTATTAACAACAGCAGCTACTGGTTTTCTGTTACCCATCATTTCCATGTTTATTACTCCTTATAAATATACTTATGGCATATAGAGGTAGATACAACCCAAAAAATCCAAAGAAGTATAAAGGCGACCCATCTAATGTTATTTATCGTAGTTTGTGGGAGCGCAAACTTATGATATATTTAGACAACCATGATAAGGTATTATTTTGGTCAAGTGAAGAATTTTGTATTAGATATCAAAATCCTCTAGATGGCAAATGGAGAAGATATTTTCCAGACTTTTGGGTTAGAATGATTAATAAGAATGGAATAACCGAGACTGTGGTAATAGAAGTAAAACCTAAAGCACAAACAATACCACCTTTAATGGAGAATAAATATACAGTAAAGGGCAGAGTTAGTAGAAGATGGTTGAACCAAGTAAAGACATATGGGATGAATGAAGCTAAATGGAGAGCTGCAGATGCATTCTGTAAAGATAGAAAATGGAAATTTCAGATTATGACAGAAAAAGAATTAGGAATATAAATGGCAACTGTATTTAATGATTTAATTACAAAAGGTCTTAATATAAGTCAAGTTCCTGCTTTAACTAAACAAGCAAGAAATTGGTATAGGTCAAAAGCACAACTAACAAATGTTACTGCAACTAAACTATTAAGGCAAGCAAATAAGACTACTCAACCTGATATGGTTAGACCTGGATCTATGATAATGTTTTTTTATGATCCTAAAACTAAAGATAAATTGCCTTATTACGATAAATTTCCTGTTATATTTCCTATCGAAAAAATGGATGATGGATTTCTAGGATTAAATTTTCATTATCTTCCATATAAAATGAGAGCATTGTTTATGGATGCATTATATGAAATTGCCACAGATACAAAATATGATGATAAGACTAGAATAAAAATATCATACGAAAGGTGCAAACAAATGGCATCTTTAAAATTTTATAAACCAACAATAAAAAGATACCTAAATAACCATATTAGATCACGTTTAATTGCCGTAGAAGCTACCGAATGGGATATAGCATTATTTCTCCCGGTTGAGAGATTTGCTAAAGCCAATAAAGGTAAAGTGTGGCGAGATAGTCAAAGGATGTTAACAAGATAATGCCAGGTTTCAATATTGGAGAATTTAAATCAAAGATAGATCAAGCTGGTGGACTTGCTAGACCTAATTTATTTTATGTTGAATTTAGTGCTCCTAAATGGATGACTAAACAGAAATCATTATCGTTAGGTGATAAATTAAATAATCTTGCTGGCACATTAGCAGGTGTTGGATCAATAGCACAAGGTATTGGAATGAAAGGTGTGGCGGGGCAAATTAGTTCAGCAACAGGTGTTCTTTCAACTGCTGCAGGTGCTGTAAATAGAATATCTAAATTAGCAGGTGGGTTGGGTGAAAAACCTATGCAAATGGCTGATGTGCAACAAAATTTATACTTTTTTTGTAATTCAGCAATAATGCCAGGAATCTCATTAGCTCCGATTGATTTTAAACAACATGGATATGGTATGACAGATAGAAGACCTAACTCTGGTGTTGTAGATCAATTAACACTTACATTTACATTAGATAATGGTGGTATGATAATGAAGTTTTTTCATAATTCATTAAATCAGGTTTTTAATTACAATGTCAATGGTAATGATATGCATTCTGTACAAACATTAAATAGTAAAGAGGCTCAACCATTCGAATTTGGTTATCATGATGATTATATACATGATGAGTTGAGATTGACTCATCTTAAACCCGACGGAAGTCCTATTACACAATATACATTTCATGGTGCATATCCTGTGCAAATAGGAGATGTGTCTTTAAGTTGGTCTGCTAATGATGAAATCGCATTGCTGCCAGTTGGCTTCATGTACCGTAATTGGACATCATCACATATATCAGGATCATCACCAAGCACAGGCAAGTCATTATCACTTGGAGATAAACTACAAAAAATAGGATCTATAGCACAAACAATATCAACATTTAAATCACCACGATCTGTAGGTGATGCTGTGAATTTGATGAATAATGCATCATTAGTTGCATCGAATTTAAATTTTTAATTATTAGGAGTATATATTATGGCCCTTCCAAAAATAGACCAACCTCTATTTAATTTGACCATACCATCAACAAAAGAACAAATAAGAGTAAGACCCTTTCTCGTCAAAGATGAAAAGATATTATTAATAGCACTTGAATCAAATGATCAAATACAAATATTAACCGCTATTCAACAAATAGTACAAAATTGTATACAAGGAGATGTTGATGTTACCAATTTACCAACATTTGATTTAGAATATCTTTTTGTAAGATTAAGAAATATCAGTGTAGGCAATGTAGTGAAATTATCATTTTTAGATGATAGTGTTGGTGATGGTGGTGAACAGATTAATTATGAATTAGATTTAGAAGATGTTAATGTTATATTTCCAGATGAGCCAAATAATATTATTGATATAGATGATACATATAAATTACAAATGAAATATCCTTCATTCACTACTATTTCTAAAATAGGATCTGCTGATATGAATACTGATAATAGTTTTAAATTTATTACTGAATGTATTGATAAATTATTTACTAATGAAGAGGTTTGGGTATTATCTGATAGTACAACTACAGAAAAGACAACTTTTCTTGAAGGATTATCTGTAGAAACATTTAAAAAAATAAATCAATTTTTTGAAGATGCACCTAAATTAAAACATACGATTAAATACCAAACCAGAGATGGAATTAAAGAAAGGACCCTGCAAGGCTTAACCGATTTTTTTATGTATGCATGAGCTATACGAATTTAAGCTCATATTATCAAATAGTATTTTCGATGGTTCAACATCATAAATACTCAATAACAGAAATTGAAAATATTATACCATTTGAAAGGGATCTTTATGTTGATATGTTGGTAGCACACCTCGAAGCAGAGAAGGATAAAAATAATGGCTAAAAAACCAAAGACATTACAACCAAATTCCTCGTATGATGAATTTGATATTGATGGTGATGGAATTGTTAGTGATGAAGAACTTGAAATGAGCAGTAAATTAATGAGACTAGAGAATGAAGATAAAAAAGCAGATGCACAAAGAAATATGGCATGGTTTGCTTTATTTGGAATGTTATTATATCCATTTGCAGTTGTCATTGCAACATGGGTAGGACTAGATACTGCGGGTAAAATATTAGGAGATATGGCGCCTACATATTTTGTATCGGTTGCAGCAATAGTAGCAGCATTTTACGCTAAAGAAGCATTGGTTAAAAAATAATGGCACCTTTACCTAATATGAGACAAAAAGCAACCGCTGGTGTTGGCGCTTTTGGCAAAGTAATTACAGACTCAATAAAAGACACAGTTAAGACTACTGCTAAAGTTGGAGTTGCAGGAATAATAGGGCCTGAGATATTAACTTTAAAATCAGTTATGTCAAGTGGACTTGGTGATTTAAAAGGTTCTCTATCCCAAAATTATGCTGACTTATTAGGTGCTACGAATGATAATAATGATAATTTAGATGCTATTAAAAAGACAGGTGAAAAGAATTTAAATACACTTAATAAATTAGGAACACTAACAGAGAGTGGGGTTTTATCTCAACTCAGAATGATAAGTGATAATACAAGTTATCTTGCAGAATTAAAAGAGGATCTAGCTATTAATCAAGCAAGAAAAGAATTAGATGTGCAAAGTGCTCCAATGTTTACAGCTGCTAATGATAATACACCATCGTCAGATAAAGATAAAAAAGGAATGAGCCCTTTGATGCTGGCAGGTTTAATTATTGGTGGAATATCTGCATTTGCAACTAACTTCTTATCTGCATTGAAAGCTGGCACACTTAAATGGATTAAGGCTGTAGGCAAATTAACAGGTATAACGGCATTACTTACAAAATTAAGTACAGCATTAAAATTTGATAACATTAAAGCCAATTTAAAATTATTTTATAATAATATTGCTAATAATGTTTCCAGATTTAGAACAATGAGTGTTGAAGCTTTCAGAAATGCAGGCACTACAATATCAGAGAGGTTAGCTAAATTAAGAGCATCAATATTAAATATTTTTAAAGGTGAAGGTATGGTTGCAAGAATATTGACATCTATATCCAGAATACCTAAAATGATATCTAGTGTATTGCAAAATCCCTTTGATGATATTATTATTGGATTGCGAAGTGCGTTTACCGGACTTAAAACCTATACAACAGATCTAGTAAAAGGGTTTAGTTTAAAATCTGTTACTGAGCCATTATCTAAGGTTTGGAATTTTATTAAAAAGAACCCTATAGTAACAGCTCTTGGAAAATTGGGTTCTCTATTAGGAAAAATATTTTATCCAATTGGTGTAGCATTATCTTTATATGATGGTATGAAAGAAGGAAAAGAAGAGTTTGATAAAGCAGAAGGATATCAAAAATATTTTAAAGGGTTTCAAGGTGGTGTAAGGGGATTTTTAGGAAGTTTTATAGGCATGCCTTTAGATTTATTAAAGTCTGTAATCTCATGGGCATTAGGGGCATTAGGATTTAAAAAAGCGGAAACGTTTTTAGACTCATTTAAAATAGAAAACATAATCCGCAAATTAGTTGATGGTGTTTTTGATGTATTGTATAGTATAATTAACTCAGTTATTGATGGAATAGCTACTGTGGCGGAAAAGTTGGGTTTTGATAAAGCCGCTAATTCGTTGAAGCAATTAAAATTTAAAAGTAGTGATGATAAATTAAACGCAGAAGCTGCTATGAAATCAGGTGTTGAGGATTTAAGTGGTGTAGGTGGCAGCACATTAAATAGAGCTGGTGGTGAAATAATATCACAAAAAGATCGTCGCCAAGATTATATAGACGGCCGTAGAATGAAAGATTTGCTTAAAGATTATGAATTAAAAAATGATAAGGTTTTTGTGGATGATCTTTCTTCTACCGTTGATAAATTAGGTCAAGCAGCTAAATCTTTAAACACTATAGCACAGAACATACCTAGTAACTATTCCGCAGGGGGAACAAATATTACTAGTGTGGCGAGTGCAGGAAGTAATAATAACAATAAACAATCTAGCATTACGTTTGGTGGTAATGGTAAAAGTTCTTCTAAAGCCTGGGAAAATATTGTTTTATAAATTATAAAGGCGACCGAAGCCGCCTCTAATTATTATTTTATTTTCTATTAATTAGATTCTGCTAATCGCTGAAAAAATGATAACGATTCATCTTCATCTTGCGCAGGTGCAGCTTCTACTGTAGATAGAGGTGCTGCAGCAACAGGAGCAGCTTTTGCAGATGTCTCTAAATTATATGAAGCTGGTTCTTGATTAGGTGTTTCAACAGATTGCTGAACACCATCTAATGCAAGCACAGTATATAACTTTTGTTTTAATTCATCATATGATTTAAAGTTAGAAGGATCCGTAAATTCCTTAATACTAAACTGTGACTTCCATGTTTTTTCCATTTTATCATCATCATCTAATAATGGTCTAGGTGTATCAAATTCTGATTTATCATAATTACGATATCCTTCAACATTACGTATCTTTAATTTAAAATCTGCACCTTCCCATAAATCAAATGGATTTCTTGGACTTTCATCTTCAAATTCCGGGTTCATCATATCATTTAATTTATCAAATATTTTTTTACCATATTTGTATAAAAACACTTGTCCTTCATTTTGAGGATTACTAGGATCTTTAACAACATAGATATTAGAATAGAAGGATAATCTTCTTTTATATTTCCTTACAAGATCTTTATTAGCTGCTATGCCTGAATTCCATAACATATTATTATATTCGGATACAGGATCTTTTTGTGCTAGAGTTGTTAATGATCTTTCGATATACCACTTTCCAGTAGGACCTTGAAATCCATGATCCCATACTCTCACAAAAGGAACATCTTCATTTTGTGGCGCAGGCAAGAAACGTATAACTGCATATCCATTTCCTCCCTTATCAACTTCGGGTTTCCAGAATCTTGTATCGGCACTACTATTTTGAGCTGATGAAATATTTAATTTATTAAGTTCGGAAGTTATTTTGTCAATTGAATTTTGACGTGAATTTTTCATATCTGAAAAAGAGCTAGACATATTATATCTCCTTATTGTATAGCGGTTTATAGCGGTGTATTAATTTGTATTAAAATAATCTAATACGAATTGTTTATATTTGTTTAATTGTATAGATAGAAATGGTTTATAATTTTCCATCTTATTATTTATATTACTCCATATAATGTCAGAAGTCAACTTATTATTCCACACCTTAGAATAATTAATTAACATATCTAATATTATAATAGTTTCGATGCATATCTCATCTCTCATAAAGAGGAGCATTAAATGGGGATGACCATATTCTGGCATTTTAAAATTATCATCAAAGTTATCTTTTAATTTACATAGATCTTGTTTAAATGTATATGATAATGATTCTTGTCTTTTTTTCCAATCATTATATACTTTATCTGATGCATTGTCTTTCACACTTCCAACCCAAAAATCTGGGCCTTCACATAACATATTAGCTAATAAGTAATTAACTACTTCTTTCTTTTTTGATAATTTATAAAATAGATACTTATCTCTTCTAGTATCAAACTTATCTTTTGATACATTTATTTTGCCGTTATATTTAAAATAATCATAGCTACCACTAAAGTGTCTCTTTAGAGCTAAGTAACTTTGATATGCTTCAAACGGTTCCAATTTTACGAAATTCCTCATATAGGTAATTGGGCTCCATGCTTCAATAAATTTGCATCATAACATTCTACTTCTAATTTAGCTTTAATCACAGATGACTGTCTTGTCAATTGTGCTATTGTTTCTACTTCCATTTTATTTTGTTCTGAATATATGAGTAAAGCTTCCATGTACTCACATTTTTTCTCTGATACAATTCGCTCAATATCTGCTGCAAATTTGTGTTTATTTTTTATTTCTATCATATTTAATAATGGTGCCGCCACCAAGATTTGAACTCGGGACCTGATGATTACAAATCAACTGCTCTACCAACTGAGCTATAGCGGCAATTCCTTTCTTATTATAAAATTTATTATACTATATTTTATTGATAATATCAACAATAAAATTATATTTATTGTTCAATACCAAGCCATGCATAACATCCAGGAGCATAATCTTCTGCTATATCTTTAAATCTTATTTGGAATAATTTACTTGACTCTATCCAATAATCTAAGGGATAATCAAAAAACTCTTCCATATCATCTGAGGTATATGCCCAAGGAAAATATTTAGTTGTTGCTATGTGTTTTGAAAATATAAACATAGGGCAGTATAAAAACTTACCCATCCACATTGTAGAACCATGGTAACCTATTGCTAGTTTACATCGTGCATATAAATCATGTACTTCTCTTATTGGGCTTCTATAACTAACCTCCACAATAGTCTCATTTGGATTTTTTTCTTTAATTGTTTTAATAAACTCAGGCCACTTATTATTGAGTTCATCCTTCCATTGTTTATCTTTAGCATATACACTCATCGGTATTTCATTATCTAACGTTGTATTAATTACTATTATATTTCTCTCATATCTATTA